GTGCTGTACGGAATCAGGATGATCTTTGAATCTCCACCAATCCTGGCATCGTAGATCGTCGTTGTTGTTGCATTTCCAGTCGCCAGCGTAACAAGGCCCGTGTTATTGGTCTTGCCGTTCATAATCCCATTGACGATTTCAGCGACTGCCCTAGGATCGCCGCCAAAAGCAGGAAGGGTTCTAAACTGTACTGTCATCGCGCACCCTGACCCGTTAATTCAACGTCCATTCCCACCGCTGTAGTCCAGTTAACACCAGATGGAGTTACTTTGAATCGATGGTAATTGCCATTTGATCGCAAAGAAACACGGTTCTCGCCATCGGCAGCAACAGAGGTTCCAAACGATACTTCTTGGCTGAGTAGCGCCCTAGAAGCAACAGCAACACTTGCAGAGCCGTTATCAATCTGCGGTTTTGCCAGCGTAACAACAGACCTTGCGCCAGCGCCAACATCGCCAGTGACGATTTCACCAGTAGCGTTTGGCCCGTTGTAGGTAACAACATATTGACCGTCTGTGCCACCAAGGAAGTATTTGCCACCCATGTACAAAACAGAGTCAAGGCTGACCGTCAGTGCATCAATGCTGGTAGAGAAAGAATCCATGTCTTCCAATGTCACAGCAGATGTAGATGCGTCAGAAATGAAGTCGGCGTCTGTATCGCCATAAGTCCATTTCTGCGTCTTGAAGTTGTAAATCAGAAGTTGACGCTGCGAAAACTTGGTCTTGAAATTCCAGATAACCAACTTGCGAATCGGATCGATTGCAGCACTCATGTTATTGAAATCGTTTTCATCAGAGTTGTTGAAGAACCAGCGGTCAACCTTTTCTGCGCCAATTGGAACAACCTGTTGACCATCGCACATATAGAAACCATCGTCAGACAGGAAAAACGAAACACCCTGAATCTGAGCAATAGAACCGGCTGCAATACAACCCTTGCCACGCGAAATATTGTCAAATTGGAAAACAAAAGGCGTTCCAACATAAGACATTCGATGGATCGCTCTTTCCATGAAGACCAATCCAAACTCACCACCGCGAATACCGATGATTTGTCCACCGTCAGGAATGTCTTGGTAATCAGCCTGAGTAACCTGGCTGGTTCCCCATGCTGTTTCGTCATTGATACCAGACCAGCGAACCCTAGTCGGATAAACAGTGCTGCTTTCGGTCGTGAACGCAGTTACAACAAAATCACGGACAACAGTCAGATATTTACAGATTGGCGCACTCGCAGACAAGTCAGCAAAGTCAGTAGATGAGCCAAGCGTGTAAGACTGCATTGGATCACTGTTGTTCGTGGCAATAATCACTTTGCCAAACTGAGTGAATCTGAAGCGGTCGTTGTTTGCGCTTGGCGTATATCCACCAGACTTAGATGCATCACTGACAGCACCAACACCAGATATATCAAATATCTTTGTTGATCCAGCGGCAAACAGTTTGGTAACTCCAGCAGGCGTCTTGGCGGCGACAAGCGTTGTCAGGTTCTCTCCAGCAGGATCAGAGAAAACAGCAGCCGTAGGCAATGGGCCATATCCGACAGCCTGAGAAACCACGTTTTTGGCATCCATCAAAGCGCCAGTGATACCAGGTTGATCTGGCATCCATTCGCCAAAATTTACCCTTGTCGTTGCCATACGTTTGTCCCTTGTGACTCAACAGTCCATGTATTGCTGTTGGCAGCAGATTCAGTCCAATTATTGATTGACGATTGTTCTGGCGTCCATGTATTTGCATCAATCGCAGATACAGACCAAACATCTGTACTTGTCGGTATAGGCGTCCAGTTCCTGCCATTTTGACCAGCACACTGAACATTTGTGACCACAGTCACAAAACCAATACCAGCAAGCACACAAGACGAGCCAGAAGTTACGTCAGCAAAACATTCAATTCCAGCTTGCCCATCAGCAATCAGGCCACCCAAAGCACTGAATTGAGCAGATGCGTTCACCTGACCAGCAGATGTGCGAACTCGGATAGCGTCAATCTCTAGTGCAGCATTCGCACTCGCAGAAGCCGATGCATTGGCGACAATGCCACCAAGCGCGGAAACATCAGCAGACGCTGTTACGCTGGCGTCTGACAGTCTGACACGGATTGCCTGAGAAGATACAGTTCCTACACAAGAAACAGCCGCCGATGTGTATCGCTCACGGATCGCATTTGCGCTAACACTTGCGCTTGATGTGACACTTGCATCAACGTATCTGATTCTGATTGCACTACCAGAAACAGTTGCAGAACAGCTAACCGAGGCGCTTGCGTTTCTGTAAACAACTGGACTTACAGAGACACTTGCAGACGCAGAAACAGAACCAACACCATCCCAGAGTGTTGCCGTATTCCAAACAGGACTGTCAAGACTGAAAGCAAGCGTATCAAGATTAGTATTGAATGCGTCAATACCATCAATTGACCACGGCCCTGTTACATCCTTCTGATCCGTTGAATTCCATAAAGGCGAATCAAGACTATACGCAAGCGCATCTAAAGACCCAAACTGGTCTAGTTGCTCAAGCGTAAGCCCTACTGTTGCCATTACGCCAGCGTCACGCTAAGAGAGCCAATTGCGATACGGAAAACATCACCCGTGTCAATCGTTTTAGATGCGTCCAAAGCCGTATGGAACAGCAAGTTCCCACCACTAGAAGCATCGCGAATACCAACATAAGCAATCGTTCCCCAAGAGCCTGTGGCTTGTGGAAATTCAATCGCTGCGCTGTTGGTTGTCACGCCGTTAGAAGGCGCGCCAAACGTAATGGACTGACGGGCATAAGCGTTACCACTGACCTCTGTGCCAGTATCGGCGTCTGTAGGATCAGTAGTGTAAAGAGCCAGATACACAGTCGCAGGACTTGTGTAAGAGGTATTACGTAGCACTGCGTTAATCAGTGCATTCTCTAGGTAGTTGGACATTTCAGCCATTTTTTACCTCATCACAGTTCTCATTGCCAGGGGAACACCCGAATACTGGCCCTGTTGGTCAGATCGAGTCACAGAAGAAATCGCACGGTCAAACATGACACTCCATGTGTTGATACGAGCATCATTCATTAGCCACGGTTCGGCTTCAATCAGTGCCCCATACAGCAAGGCATCAGGCGTGTTAGCCAAAAACACATTAGATGTGTTCGTGTCGCTCAAGAATTCAGGAGCAGCGAAATACAGCAACTTAGCCGTATAAACACCATCAGGGTATGGAGCCAACTGGAACTCATTAGCCAAGATCGTGTAATCCAATGGCTTTCCAGTCTCCCATGTGCGTGAATTACGGTTGAACGCTGAAGGGCTTGCGTAATTCAGAGGCTGAACAGGATTGCCAGCAATAACAAAATCCCTAACCTCAAGAAAATCATTAGGAAGTTCGACAGTAGCATCACCAGCAGTCGTTGACGTTGTAACGGTCTTGAGCATTTGACGAATACGCAAATCACGGCGCAGTCGTATTTCTGCAAGACGAATGAAATCAGGGATTTGGCTAGACAAGTCAGATCGTGCCAGATACCCGGCAATCGTTGTCTGCAAATCCGAGTAGCTGGTTATAGCCATTTACACCACTCCTGGGCGAGTCCTGAATGCACGGTTGTCAGGCTGATTAAGCCAATGCCTGAACCGCTTTTCATCAAGTACATGGAATCCGCGCATGATTCCTAATTTGTTCAGATCATCAATAACAGTCAGTGGAATTGATGCAACTTTGTTCCCATACAGATCATCTGACCATTTGGCCCGTTCGTCGTATGAGTTAAATTCTTTTCGATTCGCCTCAACAATTCCAGAAACATCCTGCACGGTCTGAATAATCAAACCGCCTTCACCATCGGCATGGGCAACAGTTTTGCGGAATTCTGTGTTCATGGGCAAATTCTATCAGTAAGGGTAAAAAGAAAAAAGCCCCAGACTTTTGATCCGGGGCTTCTTCATTTACACCGAATTAAGCCGGTGTAATGTCGGCGATGATGCCGTGTGCAGCTTCGTTCTTAACCTCAAGGGTCAGTTCGGCCAGCAGTTGGGTCATCTCGCTGTCGCCAGTCTTAGCCAGTTCATTGGTCTGGAAGGGGCGCAGGTAAGCCACAGCAGCCATGTCAGGATCAAGCACGAAAGCGGCTTCATCGCAGGCATTGGTGCTGGACATAAAGCGGTTCGGAACCACGGAGATCGTGCCGAAATCGCTCAGGTACACATCAGCAGCGCCGATGATGGTGGTCGGCTCGTTGGAAGGAGCCATGTAACGCTGTGCAGCGATACCAGCGAAAGCCGACACGGTTTGCTTGTGGCCGGGGTTGACCATCAGCACCTTCGGATTGCCGCCAGAAGCGTAAACTTCCTTAACGACAGTCTTCAGGATAGCTTCGTCAAACGTGCGGTTAGTACCGTTGGTACGCTGAGTCGTACCGGATGCACCAGCAGAACCACCCGAACCGAAGTCGCCGTTAGTAGCCAGCCAGCACTGGAGGCCACCCAAGGTACGGGCGGTGCTGGAGTTACCGTTGGAGGCGGCTTGATTCGACAGCAGGGTCGTTTCAATGTCGCGCTTGATTTCAGCCGATGCCTTAGCAAGCTGATAAGCCTTTTCAGACTTACGACCAGCCTTGTCAACAGCGTCCAGAGTGCCAGAGATTTTGATGGTCTTCTGGAAAATCTGAGTACGGTTGCCAACACGGGTAGTCGGCGACATGGTAGCGTCAGAAGCAGTAGCGCCTTCAACAGCAGCATTGTTCAGCGTAGCAGCGGCCAGGCTGTCGGTCTGCCACTCGTGCAGAACGGCGGTTGCCTTGGTCTTGCCGATAGACGACATGAACGGGGTATCGGTGGGAGAGATGTTATAGATAACATCAGACAGGTCTTCACGCTGACCAACAGCGGTGTAGGTTTGGTAGGTTGCCATTTCAAAACTCCAATATCAAAGGAATCGTTCCAAAAGCGCAGCAGCATCTTTGACTTTACCAGTCTGTTTCAGCCGTTGCGACAACTGTTTATCCTGCTGAGAC